CAGCACGCAGTCCCAATTTTGGAACTATATATTTGGCGACAAAACGACACAATACCTCTTTATGAGGCGCACACTTACTACACAATGGAAACGTTACGTTATGCTTACATGAATGTGGATTGGATGTTACTTTCAATAAAGTCAAATAATCGGTTTGTTTCTTAGTTTTCTCAATACAACGTTCTTTTGAATATCTTTCAAAAGTTTCCCAAGGAACATCTTTCATAAGTAACTCTTTATCCTCTATAGGATCATACCATTTAACCACCTCAAACTTATACTTCTGAGCTACATGAGCGCCCCCTTCCTGTTCAGGAACAGGAGCACCTACCACTCTCTCAATAGTAAAGGTACAAGGTGGTTTTCCATACTTACGATTTTCCTCAGGCCACTTTTCTATATCCAACTGACCACCAGTCATATATCTATTTTCACAATTAACCTTCGCTATAACATCAAATCTACGCAAAATGGAAATAGGTTCATTTGAATATGTAACAGCATCAACTTCCTTCAGATTTGAAGTTGCTATAAGCAAATAAGGTGTTAAAAACACCTTTCCCTTCTCCTCCAAAGCAGGTTTATTTGCTGCTACTGTAATATTATTAGCCAAGCGTAACAAAGCATCCAAAGGATTCTTTGTCGTTTTGCTTGGTTTTGCATTACATATATCATCTAATACTACAGCTAATGTATTACTATCTAACATAGAATCAAACTCTTCATTCTGATTAGGTGTACGAATCAAATAAGGATCTGTTGGTAAACCAATAGATCCCAATAACGAAGGTGCCAAGGTTTGTGTTACAAAAGATTTACCGATGCCTGATTGACCCCATATCAACATTGTATATGGGGCCCTTCGAACACCAATTTTCTTTTGCAAACCAACCAAATCCTGACGTAACTGGAAACACTTTTTCAATCTATCAGATAAAGTTAATTTATAAGGACCTTTAACCATGGGAATTTGTTTTTGTAATTTATTAATAAGTTTGGTCACTCTAATATCTAACTGCGATATGTCTAATGTGCTAGTTATAAAACCTGAAAACATTGCTTGTATTTCAGTTTCTACAGTTCTAAATTCAATCTCAAAATCAATAAAATTCTCAGCATAAAAGAAATATTTAATATCTCTCTTACTATAAGCGGCATAACCACGTTGAACAAAATACATTATAGTATTCATAGAAAATTCAATCAACTCGACTCTGTGAAGAGTCTTGTTAACCCAATCTAATCCAACGTGAGCTTTACCTAAATCGAAATCAAAACCAAAAATGGAACACATACCAGCATCAATGAACATCTGTAACATAGCTTTCAAACGTCTCACCGACTCACTATTAGCTATGTTTTTCATTGTACCATCATCCATAGAAGACTCCGGTACAAAATTATCAGGATGAACAGGAGCACGCTCAAATCCAGCGCGCGGTTCCAAATCTATAGAGGAAGTTAAAGGACTAACTCCCTGCCATAAATCACCAATAGATCCAACTATATTTTTAACATCTGCTATCTCAAAACCAGTAGACCACAAAATAACATCTGTCAAATTCAGGAGAATAGACTTCTCAGAGAAAAATCTATTCTGAGCCCACATTAACAAAATCATCAATTTGTGTTTACGGCTAGTTGCCAGACGATAATTATATAGTAATAAAGATATGCTCTCAGAAAACGCCAATATCTTATCTATTGAAACCTGATCAGAATTACCACAGAACCATTTAAGTAGTTTAAACTTCCAGCCGATCTCAATACCAGCTTTAGGTTTAAATTCAGTATACTTGGGAAGCTTACTATAAATATCTTCGATGTCTAACATAGTAGCCTTCTTAGGTATACGAATTGGTTTACTTGGTAAAATGGGAGACAATTTTTGATCCCAAACTTTCTTTCGCTTTTTCTTTTCGTATAAATCCCTGCGATACTCCTTCTCAGTGCCACCACAAGGCATAAACACTTTATATTTTTCTTTTCTATGAAGTCCTAAATTACTTATACGATCACTCAAATAAATATTACAAATAGAACACACAACAAAGTATAACAAGAAATATTGAGAATAAACAATACACGAACCTAATTTAATACAAAAATATTGCAATAACACATATACTAATGTTGCTACTTCTGTATCCATAACTAAATATTTAATTCGACTAAACTTAATTCTATAAGTTTGAATAATGAACAATGTTACACAACACGGAACACTACAAATCAACATAATACTTAATAATGGAACAATTAAGTGCTCTACTACTATAATATCCAAAATCCATGTAAGTACTGGTAGCAAAGAAATGATAATCCTAAAATCTACTCTAGTTGTATAACTACTATCAAAATAAAACATAACAATTTTATATAAATGCAATAAAC